GGCAGCGGATCGTCAAGGCGAAGGCGAAGGCGTACCTGTGACCGACACCGTCGACGACATCCACAAGGCCCTCCTGGCGGGCGTACGGGCCTGCGTCGAGCTCCCCCTCGCAGGCACCAACCTCCCGTTCGAAAAGCCCCCAGGAGGCCAACCGTGGGCCCGCGCGCTCGTCATCAGCAACGAGCCCTCGGCCGTGACCCTGGGCGACGGCGGCGCGGACGAGACCGACGGCATCCTCCAGGTGGACCTCAACTTCCCCCTCTTCGAGGGACCCGCGGGGGTCACGGCCGCGGCGGAGCAGGTCCGCGCGTACATGCGCCCCGGACGGATCCTCGGGTACGGCGACGCCCGCGTGCACCTGGCCGGACATGCCTCCCCGCGGAGTGCTGAGGTCTCGGGCTACCACCGCCTCACTCTCACGATAAACTGGTTCGCACGCCTGGTGAGGTAGGGCAGGCCCGGGGGGTTTACCCAGGCCCGAGGCCGCGCTCATAATACGGTCAGACAAACCAACTGACCGGAGCCCCCCAGCATGAGTGCAATGACCGATTTCCTCGAGAACAAGTACATCGACTGGTACTTCCGCGGCCAGGCGTTCGGCGTCAACGGGGCCTCCGCCGCGGCGGGCTCGGGGCCGACCAACCTCTGGGTGGGCCTGCTGATCACGAACGACAACGACGCCGACTCGGCCAAGGTCGAGGTGACGGGCGGCAGCTACGCCCGGGTGCAGATCGCGTCGTCGATGGCCAACTGGGCCGGCACGCAGGGCGCGGGCACCACGACGGCCTCGACCGGTTCGTCGGGCCAGACCAGCAACAACAACCTGCTCACCTTCCCGACGCCGACCGCCGACTGGGGCCGCGTGACTGGCTTCGCCATCTTCGACTCGGCCGCAGGCGGCAACGGGCAGTACTACACTGCCCTGACCAACGCTAAGAACATCAACAACGGCGATCCGGCCCCGAACTTCCCGGCCGGCACCCTCGTTGTCCAGGTGGACAACTAAGCCATGAGCCTGCACGACGAGCTGGTGAACGACCCGACCGGCAAGGGTTACGCAGCCTGGCTGCCCGACTCGCCCGGCACTGTGGCCGACATGCTGAACGCGCCGACCGAATCCATGGTCAAGGTGATCCAGTCGACCACTGGCCAGGCGTGGGGTGCGACCGGGCCGTATGCCGGCATTGTGGATGCTGGCAACAACACCAGCCACCCGCTGCGCGCCGCTTGCCTGATGCTGCGCGAAACGTTCGCCTCGGGCGTCGCGATCCACCTGGAGCGGCCCGATATGCGCGAGCTGCTCGACGCACTGGTGACAACCGGCATCTGTACGGCCGCCCAGCGCGATGACTTGCTGGCGCGTGCCACTCAGCCGGCTAGCCGCATGGAAGTGCTGGGCTTACCGCCGGCTACCGTGCATGACGTGATTGGAGCCATGAATGGCAATTAACAACAGCACCACCGCGTCAATGACCATCACGGCCACCTCACTGGCCGCCGGTAACGCCCGTTCGTCAGCGGCTGTCACGCCCGACGTAACCAAGAACATCGCGGCGATCCTGCTGACGGTGAACGTGCAAACCACCTCGACCGCTCCGAGTGGCTCGAAGCGGGTCAACGTGTATGGATACATGAGCGAGGACGGCACCACCTACCAAGGTGCCGGTAGCACAGTGGACAACGTCGACGGTACCGACAAGGCGCTGACCGCGCTCGGAGTTCCGTCGAACTTGGTACTGCTCGGCACGATCGAACTGAATCAGGGCGCCGTAGCAACGTCAGTGCGCGGCGTGTTCGAGGTCACCCAAAAGTTCGGCTGCGTGCCGCGCAAGTGGGGCATCGTGCTGTACAACGACGCCGGTACGTCGCTCGGCGCGACCGTCACCGCCAGCTACACCGAACAGTCGTACAGCTAAGCCATGGGCGCGCCGCTGTTCCTGCCGCGCCGTCAGGCATCGTCGCAACCTCAGCGAGCGGTTACCCTCGACCGCTCGCACCCGCTCTTTGAGGATCTGGTATTCGCCTGGTTCGCCAGCGCGGGCGATATCGACCTGGTCACTGGCAAAGCGGCCACGATCGACGGCACTAAGCCGGCCGAGCAACCGTTCGTCAGTCGGCTGGGGCGCAAGTTCGTTGGCGCCGGCAACCTCAACTTCGGCACTCGGCCAGACCTGAGCTTCGCGGGCCTGAGCAACCAGGCGATCTTCGCCGAAGTGTTCATCCCTGACACAGGTAACGTGTCGAACTTCATTTGCGGCAGGGTGGTCTCGAACTGGGACTACTTTCTGAATGTCAGTAGCGCCAATCAGCAGTTTGGTTTTGGTACAGGGGGACAGTCATCCCCGCTTACCGTTCCTGCTGCCTCAGTTGGGGGTGGCTTGCTTCCCTACCAAGGGCGCCCGGTTCCGCTGTTCGGCACCTATGACAAGACGACCGCCAAGTTTTATGTCGACGGTATCCTGAAGAACAGCGCCGCACTGAGCACGGCATTTCCGAACGATACTGACCAATTCGCCATCGGTGCCCGCGGTGGCGGGAACCAGACCAGCAGCCAGCTTAGCGGTGCTCTCGTCAGTTGCGTGCTGCTGTTCAAGTCGACGCCAAACGCCGATTGGGCGGCAAGTCTGTCGGCCAACCCGAGCCAGTTGCTGGCCACACCGCGGCGCATGCTGTATCTTGCCTCCTCGGCCGCCGACACCACGTTGGCAGGAACTGCCAGTTGCTCCAGCTCGGCATCGGGCAGTCTGTCCACGCAGGTAAACATGGCGGGCAGCGCCTCGGCGCAGGCTGCAGCCCAGGGGGTTCTCTCGACGAGCATCCCCCTGGGGGGCAGCGCCGGCACAGTTGTCAGCGCGAGCGGGGCTCTGGCGAGCGCGGTGCGACTGGGAGGCACGTGCCAGGCCCAGGCCAGTGTCAGCGGTGCCCTGTCGACGGGGATCAATCTCACGGGTATGGCATCAGGCGCAGTCTCGGCCTCGGGGGCTTTGACCACGGCCATCCGCCTGGCCGGTGTTGCCTCTGTCGGCACGGGGGTCACGGCGGACCTCGCCACGGGGGACCTCGCGCTCGACCTGGCTGGCGTCGCCTCGTGCGGGAGCAGTATGTCTGGGGACCTCCAGACGGCCCTGACGCTCAGCGCGACGGCCCAGGCCGTCAGCAGTGCCCTGGGCGTCCTGTCGTCGGACGTGCGGCTGGCCGGAGTCCTCCAGGCCCAGTCCTCACTGTCGGGAGCGCCTACAACGAGTATTCCCCTCAGCGGTGTCTGCGCGGTGCAGGCTGGGGTTATCGGGGCGCTGACGACGGGCCTGACCCTGGCAGGCCTCTGTGCGGTGCAGGCCGAGGTCGTGGGTGTCCTGACGGCTCCCAGCGCCATCCCGCCTTTCTCCACGGACGCCGACCTCGACAGGGCGCTGCGCAAGGCCGTCAGGGACTGCGGACTTGGCCTGCCGATCGCGATGGAGAACACCGCCTTCGAGAAGCCTGCCAATGGCGCACCCTGGGCGTACATCTCGATCGCCCGCGGCAGCAGGTACCCCGCGACCCTGGGACCCTTCGGCGTGGACGAGTGCGAGGGCAAGCTGCTGCTCGACCTGTACTTCCCCCTCTTCACGGGCACGGCCGATGCAGGCGAGGCCGAGCAGCGCCTGGCCGAGTTCTTCAAGCTCGGGAGGAGCCTCACCCATAACTACACGGCAGCGACCGTGCTGTCGTGCGGCCGGGTGCGGGACACTGAGGTCGACGGGTACTTCAGGCGCACGGTCGCCATCTCCTGGCAGGCCTTCCTGGACCGGGCCGAGGTAGGCCGGTAGCCATCGTCTCACGGGTTTACTCCAGGGTTCGGACTTGGCCATAATAAGGCAGGTTTTTAGCCCAACATGCCCGACAGGCCCATGCCGTTGGGATACACTCAGGAGAGCCCGATGGGTATCGCAAACGGCATTGCCAAGAAGGTCAGCTACAAGAAGCAGGTTACCTACGGCGTGGCAGCAGCAGGGGGCGCAGGCGCGACCTCGCTGCCCCGCACCACGTCCGACCTGGACCTGAACAAGGAAACCTACAACTCCAACGCCCTGCGCTCCGACATGCAGAAGTCGGACTTCCGCCACGGCACCCGCTCCGTCAAGGGCAAGGTCAGCGACGAGCTGAAGGCCGGTACCCACAAGGACTTCTTCGAGAGCTTCTGCCGCCAGACCTGGCAGGTCGCCCCGACCACCGGTCCGCTCACCACCGTCGTGGCAGCCTCGACCACGGCGAACATGGGCACCTTCACCCGCACGGGCGGCTCCTACATCACCGACGGCTTCAAGATCGGCCAGGTGGGACGCTGGGCTGGCTGGGCCACCACGGGCGTGAACAACAACGCCAAGAACATGATGATCATCGCCCTGTCGGCGACGGTCATGACGGCCATGACCCTGGACGGCTCGCCGATCGCAGCCAAGGTCGCCGGCGACAGCGTCACCTTCACCCTGAAGGGCAAGCAGACCTGGATCCCGCAGTCTGGCCACACCAACGACATGTACACGATCGAGCACTTCTACTCGGACATCAACGAGAACGAGGTCTTCGACTCCTGCCGCATCTCGACGATGGCCCTGAACCTGCCATCGACCGGCATGGCCACCATCGACGTCGAGTTCCTCGGTCGCGACATGGCGACCAACAGCCAGACCGGCGCGTACTTCACCAACCCGACCGTCGCGACCGCGAGCCAGGCCCTGGCCGCAGTCAACGGCATCGTGGTCGTGAACGGGGTCGCCGTGGCGGTCCTGACCGGCCTGACGATCTCGGGCAATGCGAACGCATCTACCGGCCAGGTCGTCGGCTCGAACGTCTCGCCGGACGTGTTCATGGGCGCCGTGGACGTCACGGGCAACCTGACCGCGTACTTCACGGACGTCACCCTGCGCGATATCTTCAAGAACGAGACCGAGGCCTCCCTCATCTGCGCCTTCACCGCCGACAACACCCCGGCGGCCGACTTCCTGGGCTTCACCATCCCGCGCTTCAAGGCGGGCGGCGCCACCAAGGACGACGGCCAGAAGGGCCTGGTCATCACGATGCCGTACACCGCGCTGCTGGGTAATGGTGCCGTGGGCACCCTGGCGTCGACGATTGGCATCCAGGACTCGACCGTGCCGTAATGGCCTGAGCCCGACCCCGTAACAAGGCGGTCCGCGTGGGGTCGGGCAGTTTGACCCCTCGCGGGCCGCAATCACATAAAAATCAACGAACCCAAAGGAGCAGCAAGCATGGACAACCAAGCGACCAAGGTCACCTTCGACCTCGCATCGATCGACACCGTCAAGGACGCCAACCAGGGCACCACGGTGGAGCTGTACCACCCGTCCTCGGGCAAGGACCTCGGCATCCTGATCAACATCCTGGGCAAGGACAGCGACAAGTTCCGCCAGATCCAGACGGAGCAGAGCCGCCGCCGCACCGCCAAGCTGCAGAAGACCGGCTTCCGCGCGGGCCTGACCTCCTCCGACTTCGACTCGGACGCGATCGAGCTGCTGGCCTCGTGCACGACGGGCTGGGAGAACATGGTGATTGACAAGAAGGACGTGCCATTCACCCGCGAGAATGCCGTGGCGATCTACACCCAGTACCCGTGGATCAAGGAGCAGGTCGACAGCGCCGTCGGCGATCGCGCCCTTTTTACCAAGGCCTGATCGGCGAGCTGCTCGACCACGCCCGGGGGAACTTCCTCCTAGACGAGCGCCAGAAGGACGGCTCCACCCTTCGGGCGATCCTAGAGAGCGTAGAGCGGCAGACGCGCATCAGGCCCAAGCAGCTGGATGTGCCGGAGTGCCCCCCGGAGGTCGAGTACATACTGGGGTGGTTCTACGAGCTCCACGCGGAGCGCGGCACGGGCGCCCTGGGCGATCCGGAGGCGCTCAGCAGTGAGAAACTGGAGTCCTGGAGCCGCCTCAACCGGATCACGCCCTCGGCATTCGAGCTGGAGGCGATAAGGCGGCTCGACAGGCTCCTCCTTTCAAAGAAGTACGACGAACAGGAAGAGTAGAGCATGACGACCGACATCGCCACCCTAGGACTTGCCGTCGACGCCCGCCCGGTCGCGTCGGCCCGCGCAGAGCTGGAGCGCTTCACGCGCGGGGCCGGCCAGGCCGAGGGGGCGACCCAGAACCTGGGCAAGGCCACCGACGTCCTCAAGCGCATCTACGGCGACATGGCGAAGGCCTACGCGGCCTTCAAGATCGCCGAGCACGCCAAGGAAATGGCCATGCTGGCCGCCCGGTACGAGACCATGGGCGTCGTCATGCGGGTCGCCGGCAACAACGCCGGGTACACCAACGCAAAGATGCTGGAGCTCCAGAAGGGCCTCCAGGCGACGGGCATCTCCATGCTCCAGTCGCGCAACGCCCTCACCCAGCTCTCCACTGCCAACATCGACCTGTCCAGGGCGACCGACCTGGCGCGCGCCGCCCAGAACCTGGCCGTGGTCGCCAACGTCAACTCCAGCGAGGCCCTCGGCAACATGATCCACGCGATCAAGTCGGGCAGCTCCGAGATCCTCCAGACCATGGGCCTGAACGTCAGCTGGGAGGCCGGGTACAAGACCCTGGCGGGCCAGCTGAAGATCAACGCGGACAAGCTGACCGAGCAGCAGAAGGTCATCGCCCGCACCAACATCGTCATGAAGGAGGCCGCGTCCTACAACGGCATCTACGAGGAGTCGCTGACCACGGCGGGCAAGCAGCTGGCGTCCCTGACCAGGTACATCGAGGACTTCAAGGTGAAGGCCGGGGAGATCTTCCTGCCGGTCCTGACGGACGCGGTGCGGGACTTCACGGAGGCCATGAAGGCGTCCAACGCCGAGCTCGGCAAGATGGGCGACGAGGGCCTCCTGTCCAAGATCGGGACCGGCCTCGCGACGGCCTTCCGCTACGCCTTCGAGGCCGTCACGGTGCTGGGCGCAAACGTGGCCTTCACGTTCGAGTCGATCGGCGCGGAGATCGGCGGGATCGCCGCCCAGGCCGCCCTGCTGTTCAAGGGGGACTTTGCCGGGGTCAAGAACGTCCACACCCAGATGGTGGCGGACGCCGAGACGCGCCGGGCGGCCCTCGACAAGTTCGAGGAGTCCATCCTGAAGGTGGGCCGGGCGACCGAGAAGTCCGCCGAGGCCGAGGAGAACGAGGCGAAGGCGGCGATGCGCGCCGGCGTCATCGCGCAGACGCGCGAGCAGCAGCGCATCGCCGAGGGCGAGGCCCGCCGCAAGGAGCAGGCACAGCAGGACAAGCTCCTGCAGCAGCAGGAGGAGGCCCACAAGGCCGCCGAGAAGATGAAGGAGAAGTACAAGGACCTCATCAAGGCCATCACGGAGAAGACCGCGGCCGAGGAGATCGGCGCGGCCACCCAGGACCAGATGACCGACGGCCAGAAGTACGCTGCCGGCGTGCTCGACGAGCTGCGGACGGGCACGCTAAAGCTGACCGCGGCCGAGAAGATCCGGCTGACGCAGAAGCTCGAGGAGTACCTCGCGGCCGAGAAGGCCCACGCCGCCGCGGAGGCCGAGAAGAAGGCCTACGAGGAGCGGGTCGCCGTCAACGTGCGCGCCGTAGAGGCCCAGCAGGAGTCCCTCGCCGCCCTGAGGCAGGAGGTGGAGGACTTCGGTCTGTCCACGCAGATGGTCAACCAGAACACCATCGCCCGCCTGAAGAACAAGATGGCGACGGCCGAGCTCGACCAGGTCGAGACCACCTCGGCCGAGATGCAAATCCGGCTGCTGGAGCAGCAGAACGAGCAGCTCGACCTGCTGGACGCGAAGAAGCTCGACGCCAAGCGGGCGGCCGACGCCCGGCTTGCCAACGAGAAGGTCATGCAGGACCGCGTCGTCGAGGCCAAGCGGACCGAGGAGGTCATCGACAAGACCTTCCACGACGGCTTCGTCGCGATGCTCGACAAGGGGTCGGACTCCTGGAACTCCTGGACCCGGGGCCTGCGCACGACCTTCAAGGCGACGGTTGCCGACGAGATCTACAAGATGTTCGCCAAGCCCTTCATCGTGCAGCTCGTCGCGAGCATGGGCGGCTTCACGGGCGGGGGCTTCACCGGCGGAAGCAACGCGACGGGCTCCGGCACGGTTGGGTCGACCGTCAATGCAGCCCAGTCGGCCCTGGGGCTCTACAAGGCGGTCACGACTGGCTTCGCAGGCATCGGGGCCACCATCGGCAACGGCATCTCCTCCCTGGGGCAGACACTCGGGTCCAACCAGATGATGAGCTTCGGCAGCGGCATGAACGGGTTCTCGGCCGGCGGGATCGGCAGCGGCGTCGACCCGACCTGGTCGAGCTACGGCAACATGGCGGGCACGGTGGCGAGCTACGCCGCACCCGTGGCCGCGGCGGTCGCCTCGTACTACGCGGCCAAGGCCATCTCCGGGGGCTACAAGATCGAGGGGATTGGCACCGTGCTGAACTACGGCGGCGTCCTGGGAGGCCTGGCGAACAGGGCCTTCGGCATGGGCCCCAAGGAGACCACCGCGACCGGGGTGCGCGGGACCATCTCCTCGTACGGCGTGAGCGGCGAGAGCTACGCCAACTGGCACCAGAACGGCGGCTGGTTCCGCAGCGACCGCGACGGGACGAACACCTCCGCCCTCGGCACCGACCTCGTGGACCAGTTCCGGATGGGCTTCGACGCGCTGAAGACCGCCTCGAAGGGCTTTGCCGAGTCGGTCGGGGCCTCCAGCAATGCCCTGCTCGACTACTCCCGCACCTTCGACGTGAAGCTGACGGGCGACGCCCAGGCCGACCAGAAGGCCATCGCGGACCTGTTCCAGTCCATCGGCGACGAGATGGCCAACCAGTTGGTGCCGGGACTGAGCCGCTTCAGCAAGACGGGCGAGACGGCGAGTGGCACCCTCCAGCGTTTGTCCGCGGAGTTCAACGCCACCAATCAGGTGGCGATGGTCCTGGGCAAGTCCGTCGAGCAGCTGTTCGGCAGCCTGGGCCTCGAGTCCGCGACCGCCCGCAGCCGCCTGCTGGACCTGGTGGGCGGCATCGACAACCTGTCTAGCTACGCCTCCACGTACGCCTCCAACTTCATGACGGAGGCCGAGCGCCTCGCCCCCGTGCAGGACGCCGTGACCAAGGCCATGCGCGAGCTCGGCTACGCCAACGTGACGACGCGGGAGCAGTTCAAGGCTGCGGTCGACCAGCTGGTGGCGTCCGGCGCGGTCTGCACCGAGGCCGGGGCCAAGACGTTCGCGGGCCTGATGGCGATCGCGGGCGCCTTCGCGCAGGTCACCCCCGCCCTCGAGGACACGGCCAAGGCCGCCCAGTCGGTCGCAGACGCCCGCGACGCCCTGAGCAGCGCGTACGAGCGGGAGTCCAAGGCGCTGCAGGACACCATCACCCACATGGGCGACTTCGCCAGGAGCATGCGGGACCTGGTCAACTCCAGCAAGCTGGGCTCCCTGACCACCCTCACGCCGCAGGAGCAGTACGTCGAGGCCCGCAAGCAGTTCGAGGCGACCCTGGCCGCTGCCAAGGGCGGCGACGTGAAGGCCCAGGACGGGTTCGACTCCGCCTACAACAACTTCCTGACGCTGTCGCAGAGGCTCTTCGCGTCCTCCTACCGCTACGAGGCTGACTTCAAGTACGCGCAGCAGCAGGCGACCGCCCTGGCGACCCTGGCGGACAGCCAGGTGACCGACGCGATGCGCCAGCAGGAGGCCCTGGACGCGTCCGTGGCCGGCATCATCGACGTGAAGACGGCGGTCCTGTCCGTCAGGGACGCGATCGAGCGGCTGGCGACGAGCATGGCGCCGTCCTCGGCCGCCTCGATCACGGCGATCTACCAGGACCTGTTCGCCCGGGCGCCCGACGCGCAGCACATGGCGTACTGGCAGGACCAGATGCTGCACGGCATGACGGCGGACCAGGTCAAGGCCTCGGTCAAGTCCTCCCAGGAGTATACGGACCGCCCCACCCCGGCTATAATCCAGAACATGCTGGACATGGTGCCGAGCCTCATCGACCTTGTCAAGGACATGGGCGCCCAGATCGCCGGGCTCAGGGCCGACCAGCAGGCACAGACCGGGGACCTGATCACGGCGGTGGCCAGCACGGGCGAGGACACCGTGAAGGCCCTCGACTCGGTGACCCCGACCAAGTACTGGAAGACTAACGAGCTAGCCGCCTACGAATGAAGACAGACGCCGAGTACAACGCCTGGCTGAACAACCCCCTCGCGATGAGGGTTGTTCTTTTGGAGGTGCAGGAGGTCCTGACGTCCCCGGGCGTCTCGACCACCATCCGCATGAGCCTGGGACCGGACTTCACGTCGACCGCCTCGGACAGCCCCGCGCACACGCCCTACCCGGGCATCGCGCACGCGGCGGAGCTCCTCTCCGAGGCCCTCACCCTGCCCCTGCCGGGCGCAAGGCCGGGCGGCGGAGGCCTCTCCAAGGGCGTGATCACCGTGGACAACCCGAACGGCATCCGGGACGGCTGGTACGCCTACGCCTGGACGAACCGGCGCGCGGTGGGCCTGCTGGGCGACATGACGTGGCCCCTCGCCGACTTCCGCCTCATCTTCGACGGCACCGTGGCGGGCATCACGCCGGCGGAGACGGGCTTCGCCCTGAGCCTCCGCGACAAGCTGCAGCGGCTGAACGGGCCGATGGTCGAGGACACGATCGGCGGCTCCGGGCTCAACAAGGACGCGCCACAGCCCTTCGCCCTCGGCGAGGTGCACAACATCTCCCCGGTCCTGGTCGACGACGCGACCCTGACTTACCGGGGGCACACCGGCCGGGTGGTCTCGGGAGGCCTCGAGGTGCGGGTCAGCGGAGTGCCTGTCGGCATGACGGCCGACGCCACGGCCGGCACCTTCCAGCTAGCGCTCAACGACGCCGGGGGCACCGTCACAGCCTCCATGATGGGCGATGCGCCGGGCGGGGTCTACTCGACCCGGATCGGCGCCCTGGTGCGTCGGGCCATCACGGGCTTCGGCAAGGAGTCCGACAGGCTGACCGACGCCGACCTGGACCTGGCGAACTTCACCCAGTTCGACGTCGACCACCCGGTGGACGTCGGCATCGCCTCGTCCGACCGTCAGAACGTCATCGACGTCTGCCAGCTGCTGGCCGGTAGCGTGGGGGCCGAGCTGGTTCCCACCCTGGACGGCCTGCTGCGCCTCGTGCAGCTCCAGCTGCCCGCGACCTCGCCCACCCTGTCGGTGTACCCGTCGAGCATGGAGGGCGGCACCCTCGAGCTGGTGGATGTGACCCCGGTCGTGGCGGCCGTCAAGCTGGGCTACGCCCGCAACTACACCCCGCAACCGACGCTCGAGACCGGCATCGTCCAGGCGCACAAGGAGCGGTTCGCCAAGGAGTGGCTCCCCGCAATCGCCGTGGACGACCAGGTGCGCATCGACAACAGGCTCTCGAGTGACCCGGTGAACCAGGACAACACGCAGCTGCTGCGCCGGGTCCACGCGGACGCCGAGGTGCAGCGCCGCCTAAACATGTGGAAGGTGCCGCGGCGGATCTTCGAGTTCACGGCCCTGCAGGACATGCTCGGCCTCAGGATCGGCCAGCAGATCACCGTGTTCCACGACCGACACGGCCTGAAGACGGGCGTCAATGCCGTCGTCATCGGGCGCGCCGTCAACTTCAAGACTCTCCGCTCCAAGATCAGGATCATCGCATGACGATTCCATTCGTAAACGACCGCGACGTCGAGCTGCAGACCGCGCCGTCCCGCTTTGAGAGCGAGTCCACCCAGATCCTCCTGCTCGGGTGCTCTGCCAACGTGGTGAAGGTCTCGTCCGGGGGCACGCCCACGCCTGCCTCCGTCTCGTTCTCGGCCACGCTGATCGGCATCACGGGCACGGTCGCCTACTCCACCAGCCCCGCGACGGCACTGACGGTGGCGGGCAACAACGCGACCCTCGCCCTGGCAGACATGACTGCCCCGGCCGTCACGGTAACGGTGACGCTCACCTACGACGGCAGCACCTACACGGCCCACGAGACCGTGGTCAAGGTGACCGACGGCGCATCGGGCTCACGCGGTGCGGGGCACTACTACGCCTCGGGGTCCGCGTGGTCCAACGCCCTGGCCGACTCCGTCACGCCAGGTGCGGGGAGCATGGTGAACGACGTCGTCACGATCTCCGATGGCACCACGTTCACCCTCACCAAAGTGTGGGACGGCTCCGCCTGGGTCCCGCTCGGCGCCGTGTTCGACGGCAGCCTGTTCGTGACTGGGTCCATCCAATCATCCGCGATCGACACGCGCGGCATGGTCGTGCGCGCAACCGATGGCACCCCAATTGTTGGGGTCGGCTTTGCCCTCAATGCAGCCTATGCCGCGCCCGGCACCCAAAACTCGGGCATCACCATAGGCAGCAACGGCGTCCTATCAGGTGCAGGTGGCGGGCAGGTCACGCTGCCTGGCATGGGCCACAACACCTACCGGGTGGTGGCACGAGGAAACAGCGCCGTCGGCGTGCCAGCGGCCGACGGGTTCTATGTGAATGGGGCTCGCATCTACTCGGGAAACCGCAGCTACACTGTTGTCATTCTGAATCGCAGCACTGGGAACGTCTACGACTTCAACTTCTTCGATGTGTATGACAATGGCGCGCTCAGCAGCGGTCGTGATGCCGGAACGATGGCTGGAATGCTTAATGCCTACGGCTCGGATAAGATTGCCGTCGTGTTCTCTGCCGACGAACCGATGGTCCACCGCTTCGACGGGAATCTGGCTGCTGCCATGTACCGTTGCGGGGCATCCCGCGCGGTGTTCGGGTCCCAGAATTTCAAGAGCAGGAGTGCCTACATCCTTGTTGGCATTTGCGGCTGCGGCGAGGGAAATGGGGCAGAAGCCTACCAAGGTGAGGTGAATGACGACCCGAACTCATGGTGTGACATCGGGTTCAGCATCGTCAACGGCCAGCTCACCGGGGTATCGAACAGCTTTACGCCGAAAACTCTCACCGACTACGGATACAACGGCAGCATGGTCGCCACGAGCGACCTCACGCTGATCGGTCGTAACTGCAACGTCGTGGGCAACACGTTCACCAAGACCACCGCATCCGGGGCCTGGGACTCTGACTGCTACAGCAGAGAGTCTTTTACTGGTGGGTGCTACGTCACCGCCACGGTCACGGACACATCCATGTCCACCATGATCGGCCTTAATGATGACCCATGGAACGGCACTCATTGGGATACTATCAACTATGCCTTCTACCATGAAGGCCCAAACATCTATGTTTTTGGCGGGGGCACTCAAATAACCCCTAGCCCTATCGGCACTTGCGCACCCGGCGATACCATCACCGTGGCCTACAACGGCGTGGCTGTGAGGTACATCCTTAACGGGGTCGTCCTCTACACTCAGAGCGCTCCAGCAGGGCTCAAGCTCTACATGGACAGCTCGATGTACCACCTCGGCAGCGGGTGGGCCAATGTGCGCTTTGGGCCTTTGTCCAGCAACGTGTGGGCAGACCAGGGCGGTGCTGGCAAACCCGAGGACAATGCCAACTTCATCCCGCCTAGCCGGGGCAACGTAATCAATATTGACCCCGCTCTGGAGAAGCCGTCAGCTTGGATAATCGAATCTGGGATTGTCCTTCAATCCACTACCACGGCAGCAAATGCTGTAGGGTCGAATAACTTCAATGCCCCGCCGGGAGCACCGCAGAATATCATTGCCCGAACCTCGGACCTGCATGTAATTGACCCGAACCAGACGTACAGCCTGACAGCCAACCTGTACGCGGCCGCAGGCAACACCCGCAATATGTACGTGTTTGTCAACTTCTTTGACCAAGGGGGCACTTGGCTGGCTGCGGGATGGGGCGGCACCATGTCCGGTTACACCTTCGGCGGCTTGCCAACAACTGGTGCATGGTACAGGCAAGGCGGGCAGTTTGGCGCGGGGGTGTCAGGCAGGGCCATTCCTGCCAATGCTCGCAAGTGCAATATCGGTGTATGGTTCAGGTATGACAACGGCTCGTCTGAGGTGGAGCAGGGTGCGCAGGACATCCGCCTTGAGCGGGTCATTAACTCAGCCCTACTCACTCCTTCCCTCAGTGCTGCGATTGACGACAGGATCAGCAAATCGGTGGCGAGCATTCTTGGCGCACCCGTCACGATCAGCACGAGTGGTGCAATCCAGGTCGGCAATGCCTCGTGGACCGGCTCTGCCCCTTCCGGGACTGGTGTGGTCATGTCCCCGAAAGGTATTGCGGGTGTCACGGGCGGTGTGCCCCAGTTCACCATTGACGAGAACGGCAATGCTACCTTCAAGGGCAACATCGCAGGCGCAACTGGTACGTTCGCGGGCAACGTCGCAACCGGAACAGGTACAGGCTTCCGCGTCGAGATGGGACCAGATGACCCCATCTACGCCATGTGGGCGGGCTCGGGGACCAAGACTGACGGCAACGCGCTCTTCTACTTGAAGCGCAGCGGCGCAGCGTACTTCGGCGGGGCGCTGTCCTCGGGCACGCTCAAGACCTCGGTCAGCAACCCGAGCATCGCCGCTGACGCGGAGATCATTGACGGGCCATTCGGGAGCATCGGCCACCCGATCACTGTCAACGTGGGCTACGACTTCACCATGCAGGCCTCGTCGAGCCGACACACGTACTCGATGGGCTCTACACCTGCACCACAGGCGACGGTCCAGCTCTGGAATGGCTCTACGCTCGTCCAGACCGTGACCATCAACGGCACCAATTCTGTGATGAACGACAGCGAGCCCGGTGTCAACTCGTTCGCCCAGGTCAACATTAGTGGGGGCTTCACCTATACGGACACCTCGGGATCGACGGCAAACCGCACCTTCAGGGCCATCATCACTAACAGGCAGTACCCGAGCGCTTCCTACTTCACGGACAAGGGCAGCGGCGTCGACAACGCAACGAGCTTCACCCAGCGCTTGAGCATCACCACAACCGAACAATAGAGGAGCAAGAAAATGGACTACAGACAGGGAGAAGTGGCGGGCACCAAGTGGCACCGGTTCAGCCAGGTGTCCATCCGCAACCCGTACCAGGGATTTCCCGAGGTGACCTGCCAGGAGCAGGAGGTCATGGTCTTCGGCGCGCAGACCGTCGTTCGCGAGGTCGGGGGGCTGGACTTCAAGTTCGACCCGGCCGCCGAGTTCCCGCTGCTGGACCCTGTTACCAACGAGCCTACGGGCGAGACCGTGACGGGGGCACAGGTCCACGCGCTCGTGTACAGCTACGTCCTGGCCGAGGCCAAGAAGCGGGATGAGCGCTTCGCGGCCCCGCTTCAGACGATGCCGTAAACTGCTGGCTTTGACCAACCTGCCGACGGAGGCATAATGCACCAGTATCTTGAGCACCGCACGGGCATCGAGTCCGGGGACATCCTGGCCTGGAGCCACCGCGGCTGGAAGACCCTCCATGACGTGAAGATCCAGGCGGTGCGCCTGGCCACCGAGAGCGAGTACAGTCACGTGGGCGTCGCCTGGCGGGTCGGTGGGCGCCTCCTCGTCCTCGAGGCCGTCGAGCCCTGCGCCCGGATCTACCCGCTCAGCAAGCTCGGGAGCTTCTACCACATCCCGATGGGCGCGGCCTGGACTCCGGACGTCGAGGAGGGGGCGCTGTCGTTCGTTGGGGCAGAGTACAAGCAGCTGGACGCCATCAGGGCGTTCTTCAGGCCCCTGCCGCCCGGGACGGTCAGCGAGTGCGCGGCCCTGGTGCGCGAGGTGGCGCTGCTCTACGGGGTCGACCTCGGGGATCGCTCCACCCCGGACGCCGTCGTGCTCGCTGCCCAGAAGCTGGGCCGCCCAACCTTCTACGTCGAGAGCCCATAATGGCCGGTAACACCAGACTCCTCTTCAACAACGCCCTCGCCCGGGCGACGTCCCTCACCGCAACCTCGGCCGCGGCGGGCCTCCCCGTGTCGCGCCTTCTCACCAGCAAGAAGGGTGAGGTCTGGCGATCGACCGGGACGTCCGCCACCCTCGACGTCGTCCTGCCGGCCTCGGAGCTCATCGGCGCCGTGGCCCTGCCGTTCTGCAACATGACGACCAGCGGTACGATCCGGGTCCGCGTGGCGACCTCCCTGGCCAACATGAACGCCGGCACGTACCTGTACGACAGCGGGATCGCCTGGGCCGTCCCGGCGGCGCCTGAGGCCCCAGTGGGCTGGGGCTCCACGGTGCTGGGCGCCAACTCGTTCGCGTACGGCGGGGCGAGCTGCGCTCGGCACTGGATGACCGCGAAGGTCTCGGGGGCCTGCGTGCGCATCGACCTGGCCGACGCCGGCAACCCTGCGGGGTTCATCGAGGCGGGGTTCCTCGTCCTGGGGGACTACTGGGAGATGGCGTCGAACCCGGACGCGGGGGCCTCGGTAGGCCTCGGCGACTCCGACGAGCAGTATCGGAACGGCGCAAATGACCTGGTCACCGAGGTCGGCACGGCCTGGCGGACGCTGTCCCTGAAGCTGTCGGGGCTGACGTCCTCGGAGCGCGCGAAGCTGTGGAGCATCCTCTGCAGCAACCGGCGCGCAGTGCCGGTATTCATCAGCATCTACCCCGACCTGAGCGGCGACAGCAAGCTGGAGGTGGCCCACCAGATGCTGGCAAAGCTGACGAGCACGTCCCCCGTCTCGGCGATCGCCTTCACGCGGTACGGGGCCTCCCTCGAATTCGCGGAAGTCTAACCAAGGAACCCAGATGACCCAGCTCTCCCCGCACTTCTCCCTCGAGGAGTTCATCATGTCCCAGACGGCCTCGCGCGCCGGCCTGGACAACACGCCCGACGCGCGGATCCTCGTGAACCTCCGCCGCACGGCGAACTACATGGAGTACGTGCGCGAGATGCTCGGCGGGAAGGCCATCCTGATCAGCAGCGGGTACCGCTCGCCGGCCGTCAACAGGGCGGTCGGCGGCGTGCCGGACAGTGCCCACATGCTCGGCCACGCGGTCGACTTCATCTGCCCGTCCTTCGGGTCACCCCTGACGATCTGTCGCCACCTGGCGGGGACGCCGACGGTGCTGTTCGACCAGCTCATCCAGGAGGGCACCTGGGTCCACATCTCGTTCGACCCACGCCTGCGCCGCCAGCTGCTGACCAAGGCGGGCGCGGGCTTCCAGTCGGGCATCCACGCAGGCTGACCAACCACCGAGAGGAGAAGCACATGAAATGGGACACCCTGAGGGCCAAGCTCCGCAACGCCTGGAAGTCGACCACCATCCGGGTCAACGCCCTGGCCGCGCTCGTCCTGTGCAACCTGGACGTCATCCAGGAGTACCTGCCCCAGCTCCAGCCGTACATGCGGCCCGAGATCTACCAGCGCGTGCTGATCGCCCTGGCGATCGCCAACCTGGTCCTGCGGTTCAAGACGAACAAGTGCCTGGCGGACAAGTGATGGAAAGGCTCGCAGTCCGCCTGGCCCTAGTGACCTTGTTGGGGGTTTCGCTCGCCGCGGCCGGCACGGTACTATGGCGACATTATTCGGGCCTGGTCGACGCTAAGGCCGAGCTCACAGCCAAGGCCGCGGGGCTCGCGGCCGACCTGGCCGGGGAGAAGGCGCTCGCCGCCTCCCTGGAGAGGCAGGTCGGGGTCTGGGACAGGGCGTCCCAGGTGCAGGCCCAGGCGATCGGCGCGCTGGCCGAGGTGCAGCTCCAGTCCACGGCATACCAACGGGAGTTGAAAAGTGTACTGTCCAAGCACGACCTCGGGGCCCTCGCCAAGGAGCGCCCGACCCTCATCGAGGGCCGCATTAACGCTGGCACTGCTCGCGCTCTCGGCCTGCTCGAGCGCGCCTCGCGTGCCCCCGCCGACTCCGGCGCCGACGCTCCAGCCGCCGGCCCCGACGCTTCCCCCACCCCAGCCCGTAAGCCTTGAGGGCGTCAAGTGGCGCGTCGTCCAGGTGGACGGCGTCGCCATGTTCGCCCTGGACGACCGGAACTACGAGGCCCTCTCCCGGAACCTCTCAGAAGTCGCCAGATGGATGCAGGAGGCCTCCTGGCAGCTCCGCCTGTACGTACAGACCCGCAAGCCCGCCACATCGACTGGAGCCCCGTAATGCCCGACCGCCAAGCCCCCACCCTCACGATCACCGAGGAGCAGCTCCGGTCGATCATCCACGACGCCACGAAGCAGGCCGTCGGCGAGACCTTCCTGCGCCTGGGCGTCGAGGTCGACGACCCCCTGGAGATGCAGAAGGACTTCCAGCACCTGCGCGAGTGGCGCGTGACCACCCAGGGCATGCGCACCAAGGCCTTCCTCGCCGCGGCGGGCATCATCGTCACCGGCCTGGCCGCCTCGGCCTGGATGGGCTTCCAGCACTCCATCGGCGCCCGGTAGCCGCTCTCCTCCCCGACGGGTACCCGCTGTCTCCTTCGCCGTCGGGGCTTTCAGGGCCCCACGTCGCGAGGCGCGGGGCCACTTTTTTTTTTATTCCCGGAAAGAAAAGTGG